AAGAAGCGTATTCTTATAATCTCAATTACAGAACAACAGGCTGAGCTTATGTTGCAAAAATGTTTAATCTATCTTACTACGAATTATTCTTCTATGGTTTGTAAAGGTCTAAAAAAGCCTACAAAGCATAAAATCAAATTAACCAATGGCTCAGAGATAGTCACGAAAGCTGTTGGATCTACTGGTTGGGGTGCTATGGGTGATACTTTCGATATCTTAGTTCCTGACGAGGCTGCTTATCTTCCTGAGCTTATTTGGGCATCAATTACCCCCATGTTATTGACGACAGGCGGAAGCTTGTGGCTACTTTCTACTCCCAATGCTCAGGAAGGTTATTTTTATGAAGCATATACAAATCCGGCGTATGGATTCAAAACTTTTCATGTGAATTCTGAGGAAGTAGCTAATGCTAGGCCAGAGCCACAAAGAACTATTATGCTGAATTATCTTGAGCGTGAGAAGGCTCGTATGTCTCCTTTACAATATGCGCAGCAATACCTAGCTCAATTCCAGGAAGAACTCGGACAATTATTCCCCGATTCACTAATTCAATCCGCTCAAACTCTCGAAAGATTAGAATTTAAGGATAGTAAAGAACAAAAACTCGCATACTTTAATGGTGCGACTTTCTTTTTGGGTGTTGATGTTGCTAGAATGGGCGGTGATGAAACAACATTCGAGATACTTGAAAAGATTGACACGAAATACTATCAGCGTGAAAACTTTGTCACGAAGTATACTCTAACCACTGAGACTATAAAGAAAGTTTTAGAACTAGATTCTGAGTATCACTTCAAAAATATTTATATTGATGACGGGGGACTGGGAGTAGCTGTTTTCGACCAACTTCTAACTAACTCACAAACCAAAAATAAGGTCGTAGCTATAAACAATGCTTCCAGATCTCTCGAAGTCAATGAAAATCGTACTCGGAAGTTATTAAAAGAAGATTTATACTTAAATTTTCTTGCTATGCTGGAAAATGGTAGTATAATGCTATTAAAAGATGCTGAAATCTTCACTTCCCTAAAAAGTATTATGTTAGAGCATGATGTTTCTAAAGCAAACATTAAAATATATGGTCGGTACAGTCACATTACAGAAGGCTTAATAAGGGCTGCTTGGAGTAATCATTCCAATAGGCTTAACCTTTGGGTCAGATAATATGGCATTCAAAGACAAATATACTACTGATTTATTTATTTCTAACGAAAAAGCTGTATTAGCTGTTCAAGATCCTAAGAATCCTATTCTAGATTTTGTTACTACTGAACAAGATAAGACTGTTCTCTCAAGTGATGCTTATGCTTTGGGTGAAATGTTGCAAGAAGTTTCTTCTCGACTAGAATTATTAAATAATCGGTTGGTGAGATAATGGCTGTTACTTATGCTCTAGCAACTGAAAGCACATATAAGGCTGGTGCGAATGTTTCTTCTACTGCTACTGGTGCTGGTGTTACACTAGCTCTCGGCATTATGGCTGAAGGGAATATTAATACTGCATCACAATTTGATTGGTCTACTTGGTATACTGCCAATTCTGCCACTTATCCGCACGTCGCGCAATTACTCGTCGATACTGCCACAAATCTTGTCGCTATCTATATTATTAATTATGATATGTCTGGATTTACAAATATTCAGGAAGCAGTATCCAGAATCAATACTTTATATGCTATCTATATTTCTGAGATTGCCTTACTTAAAGAGGAATCTAAAAAAGATTATATTATTAGAGGGGGAACGAATCCATAATGGTTGGCGTCCCTACAAATTTTCAGGCAATCAGCAACGTTTTACCTACGTATAACTTTGTAGATATTGCTGCTGGAACTGGATTCATTAACTTTTATGCTGGTAATACTGTGGACTTAAAGGTATTAAATAATTATACTTATTATTCTGATGCACCATTTTATAGTGTTGCTAGTCAGGGTGGTGGACAAGCTGACCAATTAAAGCTTGACGAAGATTATGATGTTATTCTTAATCGTCCCCTAGATGTTCGAGGACAATGTATTCTTAATGTTCCTGTGGGATTATCATGTAATTCCGGTGCTGGTAATGATGCTTACACTTATATTATAGCATTTATTCGAAAGTGGGATGGTGCAGTAGAGACTGACTTAGCCACCAATACTAGTACAGTTTTTAAGTGCTTATCTGCTAGTATCCAATATTCAATGTTAGCTATTGACTTGAATGTTGCATTAACACATTTTAAGATTGGAGAAACTTTACGATTAACAATTAGACAATACTTGACAACTACGGGAGTTGCTGGAACGTGCTATTATGGTCATGATCCAAAGAATCGTTCTACAGGTTGGGATACTACGGGCGCAGTCCCTAGCCAATTAGTCTTTCAATGTCCAGTGAGGTTGAATTTATGAGTTACGGATTAGCTAATACAAAATTATCAGACTTAACCAATACAGTTATCGATGTAACTGTAACTTCATTAAATACTGATGGTGCAACAGGACAAGAAGAATATTATTGGCAGAATAATAATTGGTCAGAATATTGGGGATACTTTAATGACGAGGACTTAGGAGAATTAAAGAATGCTTTCATAATGAAAAGTATATGGACAGTAGGGAAAGGTTATACTGCTGACCCAGCAACCATGGTAACACTAGACCACATTACAGGCTGGGGTAAAGATACTTTTAAAGATATTTTATTCAATATGGACTTAATGAGTAGACTAAGCGGTGATGCGTATGCAGAAATAATTATGGACGATAAAACCAATACCTTACTAAATCTTAAAGTCTTAGATCCCGGAAGCATTAAAATTGTCGTCGATAAGAAAGGTATACTTAAGAGATATGAGCAAACTTCAAAACTTTCTGGTGATGTAATTAAGTTTAAGCCTAATCAAATATTTCACTTATCACATAATAGATTCGCAGACCAAATACACGGAATCAGCGATATAACTTCAATTAAAAATACTATTCTTGCAGAGAAAGAAAGTTTCATAGATACTAAAAAATTAATGCACAGACAAGTTAGACCATTCATAATATTCAAGCTTGGAACTGATGATAAGACTAAGATAGCTGATTTCGCTACTAAGGCGGATAATGCTTTGAATCTTGGTGAAAATATGTATGTCCCATTTGATGATAAGACTTTAGGCTATGATGTTGTTCAAGTAAATCTTTCACCTGTAGTCTTGGCTTGGCGTGATTCTCTTAGACAAAAGTTTTATCGCTCTCTAGGATTGCCACTCACTGTATTTGGTGCTGCATCAGGTAATGAATCACAATCTAAAATAGAATACTTAGCTCACGAGCAAGTGTTTAAGCAATCACAACTATTTTTAGAAGAGCAGATTTGGAATCAATTATTCTTAAAAATAAAATTAGTATCACCAGTTACTCTATTAGAAAACTTACAGCAAGACCAATCAAAAGATGGTCAACAGGGTATGGAAATTCAGCCTAACGATGTTACTGCTGGGAGTGGACAATAATGGCAAAACAAAAAACTCAGGGAATGTCAAGTGCTAATCCACTACAGAATACAGTATATAATCCAGTAGCACCAACCACACCACCATCAACACCAGTGCAAAAACCTAGTCAAGACCAAACAATATATAATAGTCCACTAGGACAAAATGATACTCTAATTTATAATACTGGCACAGGACAATATAAGGTCCAGACTAGAATGCCAGGTACAGACCAAATTATTGAGAAAGATATGAATGGAAAAATTTTATATCAGGGTACAAATAATTCTGATACTCGTGCTACTGTTGCTCGTGCACAGATTAATGATGCACAACAAGCAGCAGCATATGATAAAGCTAATCCAGTACCAAATGTTACACCCGACCAATTGTCACAAGTTGGACAAATACCAGATTTAACAAATAATCCTAATCAGACAACTCAAGATATAAATGCAAATATTCAGAATCGTCAAGCATTAAATAATATGGGACAAACTTATGGTCCATTAGGAAATGTTATAAGTGGTTTAAGTGATGCATCAGGATTAGCAACAGGTGCACTTAACTCAGTATTTCCAGGAAGCGGCACAGCATTATTAAATACTGTTTCTCAGAATCGTGATGTTAGACAATTCCTAAACGGATATAGTCAACAAGAAAACTTTAAAAGTGTAAGTCAAGATGTGACTAATGCACAGAATAATATTGCATTAAGTATAAAACTTGCTAATCAGCCAGGAAATTCTGACCTAGCGATTAAGACTTATAATGATGCTATTGCTAGACTAAACTTGGCAGATGCACAACTAAAAAAGACAGAACAGAATGATCAGAGAGCATACGTTGATGATATAAAATTAAAGCGTAGAGATATTCAAGAATATTTGACAAATATGATACCACTGAAAAATCAGCAATTACAAAATGCTCTAATAAAACCAAATCCAGGATATTACGATACTACTGTAGAAAATATAATGAGTGGTGGACAATAAAATGAATGTTGATTATAAGATTATAATTGCTGGAATGGTTTGCTTAACAGTAATCTATATAAGTCTAATTAGTCATAATCAGGCTACAGAAGCAATGGGATTAATGCTAGTTAGTATTATAGCTCTAGGTATGGGTGTGATTATTCCAACTCCAAAAATTGATAATAATAAAGGTCAAATATGTATTGGAC